TCAGTCCGGAACAATTTGAAAACCAGAACCTCGCTTAGGCCTGTGTCCATATTACGTGGGTAGGATCATACGTCGTGTCACCACAAATCCACGGCACATTTACAGCACTGCCACCATGACACTGCGCGTTAAACACAGTGAGGTCAGCACGAAACTGCTTCAGCATGGCTGTAAACAGCGCAGGTTGCTGTGCGTGGGTGGCGGCGCTCATGTCAAACTCTCCCTGCATCCAGCACACCGCCAGCAACACATTTTTCGGGTTCTTCTGTAATGCAGCTTTAGTGCGCGCAATCAGGTCCTGATATAACGGTTTACCCACCCCCCAGCGCGCCGAATCCTGGCTGGCCCCCGCGTCCGCACTGAATGTCCCCTCCGCGCCCTGGGTGAATGCCGAACCACCACGACAGCATGGTACCAGCAGGATCCCCGCGTTATTCGGGATATACGGGAGCAGTTTTTTGGCAATATGTAAGCCCTGGCCGACACAGCCGTACTGCCCTTTGCTCAGGTCTGCCTTCGGATGATTCAGCGTACTCATATCCTGCACATCATGCAGACAGTGGTCAGCCGGGATGATGTCGTTATACGTACAACTCTCTCCACCCGGAGTTACCGTGCTGCGGCGCGCCAGCTGTTTAATGCGCGGATCCGGAGCATCGTAAGAATCCGGTAACGGAAGCCCTTCACCGTAGGCCATGCCGTTGGACTGTCCGGCAAGCACAACCACGTAGAACCAGTCCGGCTCAGTTGCACCACTGACGACCACATCACCTTCTGCTGCAATCGCCTGCATCAGGGTATAAGGGGTTATGGCCACCGGACTACCAAACGGCTGCCAGCCCTCTTTCAGTTTATGTGTCAGCTTTTCCGCAAGGTCTGACGGCGACGCCGCCCTGACAACATCATAGTATTTAAATGCCATGAATCCTCCCGGCCGGGATAATATTGTGAGTAAAATGAGGAGCGGGCTGAAGTCCGGAAGTTACAGGACAATGGCAGAAGAGAGACAACAGTCCGCAATACGAAAAAGGCCGCGCTATTGCGCAGAGTGATTACTGTCGGATATTATTCGCCAGCTGAAATATTACTTCACGTTTTGTTGTTTATTCCTTGCCGCCCGCGTCTCCCTGCGCGGGCTTTTTTTGTCCATAAGAAAGCCCCTCCGGAGAGGGGCTGGAGAGTGGCGCTATGTGCCATTGCATGGTGCCGGGTGCCTCCCGGTGAATTCAGTACCAGCACCTGAATCCGCGATTATCCCATATACCTACTCGCTGATTGCCCCTCCGCACAGGTGGATTCACCATGCCAGTTTCTTTTAACAAACTCCCCGCAAAACAGACAACTGTCAACCGTCTGAATTGTGAGACATTTAAAAAAAAGGCCCGCAAAAGCGAGCCGGGAAAATAAGTGTAGCGCGTTGTACTGGAGTCGAACCAGTGACCGATTGCTTAGAAGGCAATTGCTCTGTCCTGCTGAGCTAACAACGCAGAATACCGATAATGGACCACCACCGGGGACTCGAACCTCGCACACTCAACTTAAAGGGTTGACGCTCTTTCCTGATGGCTAGTGGCGGTTGGTGGCCCTTGCTGGATTTGAACCAGCGACCTGGCGATTATGAGTCGCTCGCTCTCACCACTGAGCTAAAGGGCCGGGCGCAGGATAATAACGTTACGAAATCAATGTTGCAAGCATACAAAAATCACCCTTATCTCCTCCACCAGCGCATTCACCATGTCTATCCGAGATAAGTGGCACAAAAAAACCCGCTTGTGGGCGGGTTTTGTTTGCTTTTGCCATCACGTACAAAATCGGCAAAATATCAGATTTGCATGAAATATATGCCTTTCAATCTACTTTTGCAACACTTTGCTTTGAAAATGCCGCCTTTTGTTTTGAACGTGTTCTCATTACAAATAATAAAGCCTCACTATCCAGTCGGTGAAAAATGTGTTTCATTGCAACCCAGTGACGAGTAAATGTTTTGGACCAGTTTTTAGTTGTCACTCCCGCCAGTAATGCCAGCTCCTGATATTCATAACCTTCCCCACCAAAAAGTTCTGCTTTTACTGCCTGCGCCGCCAGCCAGATTAATTTTTTCAGGCGTTCCTGCGTTTTCCCAGCAATTTTTCTGGTACCGGATTGAGTATTAAATTCATTCCACGCCCACTGTGTTATCGCGATCTGATATTCCCAACAAATACTCCCGCTGTAACACCACAACAACCAGGCTTTATGATGTTCTTCAAGAGACAGAACAGCCCGCCGCCACGATGATGTCAAAAACTCAACCGGACTGACGAGAGGAATTGACGCCCCCTTCGCCAGCGATTGCTTTCCCGGGATTGGTGGATTATCCCGCGTTATCATTTTTCCAGTCACTTCATCGCGGTACCGGATTTTTTTACGCCTGTAACGCCCTGTATCAAACATGGCATTCTCCTGCCAGGCCTCAAGCTGCCCTTTTGTTGATCCACTCAAATCGGCGGTGGCAATCATGAGTTGCTCACGAACAAACTGTAAATACTGGTTATTCATGCATACTCCAGTTCTGTGATTTTTATCCCCAACCGCCCACCAGGAACAAGCTGACCGCGCACAATATTAATTTCATCAAACTGCTCGTCGTCTATGAGCAGCCCCGCATGCGTCAGTACATCCAGTGGTGCCTTCAGGATATTGTCCAGGTCACGACGGCGCTTATCCGGTGGCTCTGCAATAATTTCTATTGCCGGCCTTCCGGACAGGTTTAATTTCAGTTGCTGCTGGCGAACAATAAGCGCCACATCACGGCGATAACGCTCACCGACTTTTGATACAAAATATGTGCTGCCACGGCGTCGCCAGTAAGTGTTCACCGTCGGCGGGTAAGGTAAAACCAAATCTATGAGCATCAGTCACCTCTTTTACCCAAGCACGCCAGTTGCAAAGGCGTGATCAAGAAAACGAAAAATTAAATCAACCTGAGAACCATGCTTTTCTTCGAACGCCAGCGGATCCGCATGAAGCTCGTTGTGATGCTCCCGACACAGCGGTAGCGTGAAAATATCGTGAGATTTTGTCCCCATTCCGCCCTGACCATGACCAATCAGGTGATGGGGATCGTCGGCTGGCTTACCACAACACGCACACGGCTGTGTCTTCACCCAGCGTGTGTATTTCTCGTTAACCCAGCGGCGACGTTTAGGTCGTTTCATGAAAGATTCCGGAGACTCAGGATCAACGGCAATGCTGACCACCGTCTTTTCCTGTGGTGGGTTCTGTTGCTGGTGGGCGTGAGGCAGCGGCGCAAGATTTTTTGTGCGCTGTTTCAGTATGCTGGTGGCGGTCTGCTCTCCCGGTACGATGTCGCTTTCACGGTACATTGAGCGAATTTTTTCCGCACGCAACCCCAGCGAACGACGTAATACCGCTTCCGGTAGCGCGTCCGCCACCTGATTGCGGACCGCCCACCAGGATAATTCAGCCAGCGATAATTCCCGTTCCTGCGAGCCATTCATTGCATGGCGTATGACGTCAATCATCCATGCAGACAGGTTTTGGTGAGCAAGTTGCCCGAGTGATTCGGAGGTCTGGTCGCGCAGCTGGTTGTCGCAGTGCCAGCACAACACCATTGCGCCGGTACCATAACGGTGAATGACGGTTTCACTGTGGTGATAATCACCGTGTGGCCACTGGCAGGATTTAACATGGCGCAGTAACCAGTCAGACAATGCGCCAGCGCCACCAGCAGCACGAATCACTCGTTCGTCGCTGAAAAATGGCAGTAATGATTTATCCTCCGCCAGCGGCTGGCGAACGGCAGGAACGACCCCGGACGGCAGATTACGCATGCTTTTCGGTTCCGGCTCCACCAGTACCCGGGTATTGTGGAATACCGGCATGGATTCACGGCCCGGCTTAACGATCACCAGCCCGAGTTCCGGTACCAGAACAGGTCGAAGTAATACCCGCACGTTACCTCCAGATCCGTTGCTGGAATGTGCGGGACGGACGCGGTGGGCGTTCGGAGTAAGGAAGCCTGACGGAGATTATCCAGTGACGGTAGTCGAGGCTAAGGGCTTTTTTAACCTCGTATCCGCGCCTGCGGTAACACTGAATTATCCATTCAGCCTGCTCTTCAGTGCATGGTGGATGCTGGAACCAGTCCGATTTGAATGCATGAAAACGCCGTCCGCACCTGCTGGCAAAGACGGCAGAATCATCAGAATTGTGTAATTTGGTATCGTGCGCCATCGGTTGTCTCTGCTGGCGCAGCAGGTGCCAGTTGTTCAGGCTGGCGTATAAAGTATAAATAAACTGGTTCCAGTGTAAAGCCCCTACATTAATGGAATAAAAGTCAAACAACAGATTGTTGGGATAAACACAACGCTTATTATTAAAAGCGATTAGATAAATTAAATTTTAATGTTATGCAATTTTACCAGATCACCATAACATCTCGTTTGAAACCACCGAAACAACAACCATATCAACATTGATTATGTTAAAGTGAGTAAATATGGAAAACAACAAATCTGCACATTACGCTCCTTTTTTATCTGTGATACTTTTTGTTTTATGCTGTGTGTGGGCATTATTTTTATAAAAATATTTACAGATAAAATAAACCCGCCGAAGCGGGTTAAGTGCGGGTGCATTGAGGATGCCTGACACATCAGAGGTGGCGAGGGATTTCTCCCTCGCCGGGTCTCTTACTCCTCAGGTTCGTAAGCTGTGAAGACAGCGACCTCCGTCTGGCCGGTTCGGATTCGTACCTCGCAGAGGTCTTTCCTCGTTACCAGTGCCGTCACTATGACGGTTAAACAGATGACGATCAGGGCGATTAACATCGCCTTTTGCTGCTTCATAGCCTGCTTCTCCTTGCCTTTCGGCACGTAAGAGGCTAACCTAGATTTGCCGTTCATAGATTGAGCCTCAGATTAATGTTAAGCGTCTTGCAGGACGCGTAATGTTAACTGGGGCTTTTCTCTATCTGCCGTTGGTGTTCATGCCTGAGACAGATAGCCTCAAGCACCCGCAGCCATTCTACTTAACTCCCGTCACCTCGCCAATATGAAATCAGTCAGAAAGGCGATCCATAAGAACAACAGCAAGGCAATAAATTGCCATTACAGCAGCAATAGCCAGCGCACATTTGAGAACCAGCACCACAACCTCCTGTATTGGACGTACACCAGTCCTGATAAATATGAGGCTGTCTCGTCAGTGATTCAATACAACTATTGGGTATAGTTTCTGTGATTTTGTTCTGTAGAAATGGAACACAACAACCAGTCACCACCAGCACTTCTTTAAATACGCCAAGTCCGACGCAAGCTAACCTTCTAGGCCGCTTTGAGCGAAGAGCGGACGCTCGCATCTGTCCCAACACACTGAGGGCTTCACGAACACCTAGGTGTACTCGTCAACTGGGAAAAAGTCAGATTATCTGCGTAAGTTTCAGCGTAAAAATTGGGCACTATAAAAGTGCCCAAACTGTAGAAAAATACATAATGCTATGTATCTGAGCCAAACATAGAGCGCCGCCTTGTTATTTTATAATAAGTGGGATTTTCATTATCCACCTCAAAATCAGAGAAGAAGTGGTTATCTCTTAATGCTGTTAATAAACTTTGATTAGTTGAATCAACTTCAATTTTAGGTTTGCCTCGCCCCAAAATTTTACTGAACTCCGATAAACCAAGCAGATCAAGATACTCTTTGCAAGTCGTCTTACTCAAATCCTTACCCGGCAACAAAGCGATTAGCAGTGCTATTTTATTCTGCATATTCAGTCCCTCTGCGACAAACAGGTTTTTTAGTAACGGTTCAGAAACATCATTAGGACTTGCTATCAATGCTGATATATCCTGTATTGCTCGACTCAAGATGAGCGACTGAGTAGAGGTTCCCCAAGTTTTATAAGATGACGTCAAGATTAGAAGTTCATCTGGTTTAAAATTATTTTCTAAAATATAGTCATTAACGACCTGAGAGTAATTCTTACTATAAATAGCCAACGGAGTTTTAACAAACTCGAGTAGCTTAACTTTCAAATCATCATCAACTTTCCAAGAAAGTATTGATATAGCCTCATCCAAAATAAAGTTATCAATCGTCATTAATTCAACGTATGCCCTGATATTCTTATGAATATAATAGGAAAGTTGCTCTGAATAGTTATCTCGTATGAAATTAAGTGGCGCAACATTCATACGAATAATATTTTTATCCACTAATATTTTGAACTTATCACTCGCGATATTACTAGCGCTAAAGGATGCTTTACAAATAATATTTAGTGAGCAAATTAATTTTTCATATTTATCATTTGATAAATCATTACAGATAACAATCGATTTAAATAATTTACCTTTAAGCTCGTTATCAATATTAATATTTTGAAAATTCAGGTCTACATCAGTTCTATTGATAAATTCGATAAGTGAGTCATCCAGTCCATCAACATGTTCAAAATAAGAGACAATATTTTCCTCAGAGCACACTGCTCTATCTTTATCCAACAAAGATGACCATAAAGATTCGCTCTCAACCTCACTCAGAGATGTCACGAAAGTTTGCAAAGCGTTTATATACTGGCCTTTTTGTTCATCAGATATTCCCTCATTATTAAGAACGGATAAAACAATGGATTCATCATCCACGATTGAACCATCACAACTAGATAAAACCATATCCAGATAGTCCCTAATATGGTTATTAACATAACTAGCCAAGGGAGAATCAGGTTGTGACATCACTAGTGTATAGTTCTTATGGCGAATATCATCTTCACTATTAAGCGTGTAAACCTTACTCAGCATTAAGGTCAGGTTGGAAAAATTAATATCATAAAGTGAATGCTGGTAAACCGCATCAAAGAGTACTTTATTTGCGTTTTCAAATTTAATACTGACAAAAGAGACGTTAAGCAACTTAAAACCACTAATTAATTTGTCAACCTTCGGTTCTGATATTGCTAAATAACCTGCCGAATCAGAGATGTAATCAGTCAGACAATCATCAATATTAATGGCCTCGATGGCGTCATTGGCAGAATAATAAAACGTGCCTATAGAGTAGAGTTTAACCCAATCAGCAGAAAATTCACTCTCTGTCAGCGCATAAGAAAAAAACTCAGGCCACTGTGTATTTAATCGATTAATGAAGACAGGCTGAGCCCTCTCAGTTTCAAAGTAACCACGAATAAACTCAACTCTTCTATCTTTTCTTAGTTGTTTGAATAAACGTTTTATTAAGTTTACCTGGGCTGGCGTTTGAAGCAGATAAGCTAATAAATCAAAATTAAGCGCCTCTTCCTGTTCAAAATCCACTTCTCGAAGGCGGGCAACGACCAGCTTGGGGTTCTTGAGTTGATAAGTGAACTCTTTGCCTTTTTGATCGGTAATGCTGCGTAAAAACATCTTATCAATTCGACTCAGGCTATTTTCATAAAAATAGGTCATATAGTCGGTATAGGTTTCATCAATATAACCATCACGAATAAGGTATTTAAGCAAGTCAAAATACTCACTGCTTTTTATTTCATTAAAGTCTCTTTCCTCTCCAATTTCATTGGTATAGGTGAGTTTAAATATTTCATCAATGTTTTCTCTAGTTATTACTTCTTTAAGTCTTTTGTTTCTAGAATCAACCAAACTTTCTCTTGATCTTGATATAAGCTCATTAATTTCTTCTATTTTACCATTAAATTTATTTTCAACACTTTCTTTTCTAGCCGCCCTTCTCTTTGCTATATCAGCTTTCTCAGCCTGATTATAGTGAGGATGATTATTATATCTAGATAATTCCTTATCGTATATAGCATCAACCTCCTGACTAGAGTTGAGTATTTCATCATTGATTGCCTCAATCTCTTTTTTCTATCTCTAATATCTTTTTCTATTTTCTTTATTTCTTCAATAATAAGGTTGTCTTTTTCACTAAATATGGTATAAACCATACCTTGATTAAGTTGCAACTCACTAAAATCTCTTGGGAAAATATTCTTATAGGCAATAATGGCCAACATTTTATTACAGTCAAGTTCTGTCGTGTTTAATTTGTTATAATAAATTTGAAATTCGTTATAAATATTCTTCAATATTCTCATATCATCAATATATAAAGACATCCCTTGTAGAAATCTTTCATTGAACAACTTGAGAATACCACCACCATCAAAATGTGTGATAAACTGATCGTAAGAGTTAGAACTATCAACAACAGGAATAACTGGAATGATATAATCAAAGAATTTGGTTCTATCCTTCGAAATGAAGATATCATCACGAAGCAAGTAAATAAAACGTAACGTCGATTTCTTGTGCCCTGCTGTGTCCCGTTGAATATTAACCAGTCTGTTAACCTCATGAAGACGTTCAAAGATGTTATTACTATTAAAACGGTCCATGTCTTCAAAAACAATGGCATCAGCATCAACGTTCTCGAAAAGGTACAATACTTCATTTAAATATCTATCGAAATAAGACTCGTTACTTTCTTCAAAAATCTCTATTTCATTACCCTGTAAATTTATTTTCTTAAGAACATTACGATTCTTTTGGATTTTTATTAACTTGTAAATGAAAATACAAGATAGGATAGTACATATAAACCCACTAATTAAAAGCGTATCGTATTTAGTTGATAATGTAAGTAGTGTCTTTATATTACCTTCAGATAAAAGTGAAACAAACTTTTCCCACTTATTAAATAGCGTGATATGTAGTATCATGGCGATAAATAACACCGTAAAGATGGTGTTTATCACAATGTTGTTAGTTTTTATTTTTTTCTTTACTTTAAAATGTGTCTGGGGAATATCATCAGCATTAATTTGGTGAATTAACTGGTTAAGAACTTTACCTTCTAACGCGGTTTCATTTATATCTTTACTTGGTTCATTAGTTTCAGCTTCCTCAATCGATCTGAAATGAGCAAGTGAGATATGAACAAACTTTATATTTGAATGACTTTTCTTATAGGATTCGATAAGACTACTTTTTCCTGCGCTATATTGCCCTGATATCGCAACATTTTTTAGATCGTTATTGGCAAAAACAAAATCTATCGCATTTTTATATACACCCAGCTCAACATCGCTGAACGGAGTTAACTTTTGAAATTTATAGCTATCATCACTCATTGATATCCCTTCCCAATCTTCACCGAGAGAGCTGGCTTTCGGAGTTAATCAAACAAAATCATGCAGATAAAATTTCGCCTTATTATAGCAGACACAACTGCAAAGATTAGCTAAAGCCTCGTTGTTTTCTTCATCTATCCCTATAATTTTACACTACAGTTAGCACTTACTATACCTGAAAGCTTTGCTCGTAAAGAGCACAATCGCAAGTCAGCAAAGCACGACTTTGCAATCGAGCGCCGCTAAAACAGTGCTGAATCGCTACGACTTAGGCAGCCATCTTATCGGTTGGCAGATAATTTCTAACTTCCGCTTCTGGCACAAAGCGGACAACCACGATAGCTCTATCCTGTGCCACAAAATGTCAATTCACATCTTAACTAATGCATTTTAATCTCGTCACTTTAATAAATACCGAACATTCCCCTGATAAAACGACAATATGCGCTGCATAACTTCGCTTTTACGACACTCAGTACAAATTATATTATGATGCCTGTCGTAACGACGTATTTCTCCATCAGGTAATGACCAGATAAGGTCCGGATCAACCGCAGATGGTTTCTTCAGCTTTGCCCTTGAGAGCTTTTTACGGGCATTTTGCCAGTCCTTACGCGCCTGTTCAGACGGGAATAACCCGTAACCAGAATTGTATACATCACCGCTGGCAACCAGCTCTCTCGCGAGAACGCTCATCAGATATCTTGTCGCACCTGTCTTGACTTCCAGTTGTCGTAACGTCTCACGCCCACTCTGGCGTACGAGTTCAACAACCTGCCCTTTAATTTTTTCTCGCTCTTCTTGTGTAAATACTTTTGCCACAAGTCCTCCTGAAAATTACCTCATGACCTGAAATAAACACTTACCCCCTGAAGCCCGGCGGAATTTCGGTATCCGGTTCAGAAATATGATTCACACAACGCTGGTTGTTCGTGCCGTTTACCGGGAGCAACCAGGGGTTTTCAAAATTCCGGTCCGGTCCAAAAAACGTCGTCGCTCGCTGAACAAATTCCGTTCCCGTTTTCCCGGTAACCGCCAGGTATCTTGCGTAACGCCTCACGCCATCCAGCATGGCCTCTGGTGGCACCCCCTCGCGTAATCTGGCCTTCCAGGCACTGAAAGCGGATTTCTTCGGGTTTGCCCCGGCACGCAACGGGTACTCCCGCCAGATCTGTTCGAACACATCCGGATAATCCACTCGTCCCACAGGCTGCCCGGTGTTTTCCGGGACTACCCGATCGGCTTCCCGCTGAATGGCGGAATCGGCTTCAGGCTGCTGCAGTTGGTGTGATTGCTCCGGCCTTGCGGTCATCACCTGCTGCACAGCGCCCGAATCGGCTTTCAGCGCATACGCTGAATCGGCTTCCGGTGTCGTGCCTGCTGGCTGACCAGGGTTGACGGTCTGAACATCCCCTGCCTGGTTCGTGGCGTTTTTTACGCCATGAACCATAGTATTTTGATCTTCTTGATCTGTATCTTTATCTGTATCTTTATCTGTCGTGACTCGTCGTGACATGTGCGTGACATTTCGTGACGCGTCGTGACAATCGCCATTTTGTTCCCGCTTTCTTTCCCTCTCACGCTGCGCCCTCTTGCGCTCTGCCGGAGATTTTGCGGTTTGCGAAATATTGCCGTTGTCCTCTTTAAGCACCTGGCGTTTTTCCCATCCAGTGATTAAATCACCATCAAGTACCCGCCCCTGCATCGTCTGCAAAATTGAATCAATTACCTCTTCTGTCACGTCGAGCGCACTTGCCAAATCTTCTGTCGTGACATCAATGTGACCTCGCGTGACATTTCGTGACGCGCTCACCAGGAGGTGGATATACACTGCCATCACTGTTGCAATTGGCTGCCCTGACACCCTGGCAATTGTTCGCCACTTAGGGTCATTTGGCATGTCATGCCATAATCTGAGCCAGGCGTTAGCCATACTCACCTCTTCTGATACCGAATCTTTTTACTCACGAGTTGCCGGAAGCGATTCGATATGACTATTGTCAGTCAATGTACTGCCACAGCATTTCCTGCCGGGCCACCACGGTTCATCTGATTGAAACCGGCGATTGCCACTGCGACAAAATCATCAGCGTCTCTCACCAATCGCTCCCGCGTCTCCACCAGCTCCCGAAAATAAGCTGAACTGTGGCTGCGCATTCTGGCCACCAGCAAAGGTGGCATTGCCTTTTCGATCGCTGGCAACAACGCCTTAATTTTTTCAACAGCATCAGGGGTGTCTTTCTCTACCCAGCGGAAAATTTTCTGGGTATTGCGAGCCAGGGCTTCCGGATGGCTGTCGTCGTACAGTTCAGGAAACGTCATACCCAACTCAAAATAAGCCTGGGTTATTCCAGCTGCCGGAACTTTTTCGCCATCAGGACGCGCCCAGGCATTCATCGCCATGCGGATGTGTTCATGCTTGATTTTCATGAATCAACTCCCATCAGCTTTTTCGTAGTAGTTTTATTCCTGCCAATAGTTAAAATTGCATCGGCAGAAAATAATCCGTTTGATGCAAGAGCGATTTTTTCAGCGTAATTTGTTTCGCCGGTATATTCTGTGCGAGGCAATTTTCCGTTATCCATCCATTTATAGATTGCTCTTTGGCTGACACCACAAACGTCGGCCACAACAGCAACGCGAACAGTTTTGATTACATCTTCAAGTGTTTTCTGGTTCATATCACCCTCACAATGTGAACTTTGAGTACATGCTATAACAGAACTGACAGTACATTCAAGAGCGAATATCATTGAACTTATGGTTCATGAAGATAAAGCGCGTAAAGAGTTCGCCAGTAGGCTTGCGCTAGCCTGTGAAAACGCTGGTTATGAACAACATGGAAGGCAGGCAGAAATTGCCCGTCGAATGAAATTAACACCAAAAGCGGTTAGCAAATGGTTTAATGGCGAAACAATTCCTCGCCGGGAGAAATTAAGGGAATTAGCAACACTAATAGGAACAACACCAACCTATCTTTTGGGAGAGGATACAGAAGAAAGTGGACAGGTACGTTTCTATCAGGAGTTAAATCCAAGACAAAAAATCATCATTGACCTTCTGGACGAGCTCCCTGACAGTGAGACAGATGAACTTTTAAAAACTCTTGAAGAGAAAAAACAGAAGTACAATGCAATTTACGAAGAGTTAGCACGAAAGAAAAAACAAAAAGCCTCTTAAACCAGCATAAATCCGGTAGCGCCTTCCTCCGGGTTTGTGCTTCACTTTATCCCATCTCATTTTTTTACACACAAAATGTACTAAAAGTACTTTAAAACAATGAACGCAAAGTGCATTATATACCTACCACCCACCCCGCCCCACAGAATGCAGGGCAATACTTCGAGTTACCCGGCAGTGGTCAGGGGTTAAGTAGCCAGCCCGAGGCGTAAGAACATGACGGCAGGGTTCAACTTTAATAACTATGCAGCAGGTTTTTGTTCCGCTACCCCGGCGTTAAGGGGAAATGAGGTCAGCATGGATACTATCGATCTTGGCAACAGCGAATCTCTGGTATGTGGCGTGTTCCCCAACCAGGACGGTACGTTCACCGCGATGACGTATACCAAAAGCAAAACGTTTAAAACCGAAAATGGTGCCCGTCGCTGGCTGGAAAGAAACTCAGGTGAGTGATATGGATTTCGACACAATCATGGAAAAGGCTTACGAAGAATACTTCGAAGGTCTTGCCGACGGCGAAGAAGCTCTCGGCTTCAACGAATTTAAACAGGCGCTTTCCAGTTCGGCAAAATCTAACGGCTGATAAGCGAAACAGCACCGCGAGGAATCAGTATGCAGAAACGAGAACCCGTCATCATCGCGCCAGACTATACCGATGATGAACTTTATGAGTGGATGCGCCAGAAAATTAATGCAGCGCAGGATTTGAAATGGGCCAATGAAGCCAGGGCTAAGCAGGCTGAAAATCTGTCCGCTCTGGAGCAGGATATCACCAATCTGGAAAAAGCAGCGGCATTAAGCATTGCCAGAATGATTACATACCCGCGTTAGTAGCTAATCAACAAAGCTAAGGTTAGTAATTAAGGAGTTCTCCACGGGTGAGGTGGAGTGCGTGCGCCGGACACGGGTGAGCATCCGGCATTGACAGTTTACTGAAAGGATATTTCCCTGAAAAGTCAGACCATAACGCGAAAGCGCACGGCGAGGTAGCTGGTTCATAGATAGCCTGTCGTTAAATTTTCGTCGACCGTGCGCTTCCGGTTGTGGCAATCCGCGAAATGGCGCGGCGGTAAGTATGGCGGGGTTATTCCTTCCCCCGTTGAGGACACCGGGTTGTCAGGTTGACCATACGCTTAAGTGACAACCCCGCTGCAACGCCCTCTGTTATCAATTTTCTGGTGACGTTTGGCGGTATCAGTTTTACTCCGTGACTGCTCTGCCGCCCTTTTTAAAGTGAATTTTGTGATGCGGTGAATGCGGCT